AGTTAATAGCTTCGTAACACTCAACTCTGGCTGTGACTAAATTTTGCACAAAATTCGTTCCATTCTCATAAGAGAAAGTAACATTTAATCCCTCAACTTCAACTCTTTCGATGAAATCTCTGTCGATAATTAATACTTTGTCATCAGTTACCCAAGAAGCCTCTAATACTGGAGTACCCCAAATTGTTACACCACCTGCACCATTTAAGATAATAGCACCTGCACCTGCGTAGTAACCTTTAGCAAATGTAGCGATAATTAATCGTGCCATTTGTGATGGGCTTACTAAAGCAAATGAAGCATTATAGTTAGCGTTTTTAGTGTTTGCAATTAATTGTACAATTTCCTCAACATCATTAGTTGCAGTAACGGTTGTAACACCAGTTGCAGCACCTGAAACAGTTGAGAAGAATGAAGCATTTTCTGCTTTAAAGAAATCTCTTAACAACATTCTTGACAATGTACCTTGCATGAAAGGTAATGATTTAGCGAATTGTTTAGAGTAAGTTGCGTAACCTGCAATGTATGCGTTTACGGTCTTAACCTCTGTTAAATCGTAGTCAATTTGTGATTTAGAAGAACCCTCTGTTTGAGCAGCGATTGAACCCTCTGAACCAGTTTCACGATATTGAACGTAAGTACCAGTTGCACTAGATACCGATGGAACTAAATCTCTAAAGTTCAACGCTTGTGCAGGTAAAATTGCTTGTCTTTGTGAATAACTTGCTACTGAATCCCCAGTTAATGAAGATGAAAGCAACATATTACCAACTGCTTTTAATTGGATTGTGTGAGAACCACCTTGCGACTTCAAAGCCTTTTCGATGTTACCCATTTCGTTATCAGCAGCATCTGCTAATGCTTCGCCAAATGATTTAGCTTGTACTTTATCATTTGCTTTTTTAGAGATAAGAGTATCTAACTCATCTGCTCTTTCAGTGATTTTAGTGATTTGACCTTTTAAGTTCTCAATCTCTACTGATTTTTCTTGTAATTTTGTTTCAACGTCAGACTTAACTGCGTTTACTTTTGAATCGAACTCTACTGACTTCGTTTCGATTTGTGATGCTACTGCATCAACTACATCTTTAATTTCCATTTTTTAATACTCCTTTTAATAATAAATAGTTAAATAATTCATTTGCTTTTTGCTCTGAATCGTTTATCGGCTCTACAATTGGAGTGTTATTTTCTAACGGCTCATTTTCTTCAAGTGATAATAGTAATGATTCTATTGCTTTTAATCTGCTATCTGAATATGGTAAATTGTACATCTTTACCAATAAATCCATAGCACTTTCTTTTTTGTTCTTTACATCTTGTACGATTGCCTTGTCATTCGCTGCCCAATTCGATAAAAACGAATATTCCCAAAGTTTAACCTCTGTAATCGTTTCCACCTCGTTTTCTTCATCCATTTGCTCCTCAATGCTTTTAATCGTTTGAAATCCGATTGATAATTCAGCATTTAATCCATTAGCAAGGAATAACTTAATGTCCTCGTACATATCTCGACTAACCTCTTTTTTAAGGTTAAATTGAGTAGTGGTAAGTAATCCATAAGGGTCGTTACCATTAATTTCTAAAGGCACTCCCAACCCTATACGAGGGTCGTGGTCTTTCAGTACTCTGATACGCTTTTTATTCTCTTGTATAGTCTTTGTGAAAGCCCCTTGTACGATTCTTTCTTTGTCAGCATCTATGTTGTTGTAAACACTTGCATAGGCTATTACGATACCTTTTGCATCGTCTAAAGCCTTTATTTCGTGTGATACTTGTTTAAACTGCATACTCCTTTATTTACACAAAAATACTAATATTTTTAGCATTTTACAAAATTATCTTTTTAGCCTGTTGTTATCGTTGTTTGCGTATTACCTGAATTACTACCTGCCTCGCCTATGTTACTAGTTGTGCCACTTTCATTTTGACCTATACCAGTACTAAAGGTTTCTAATACATCTGTAAAATCTTCTTGAAGTGTAACATTGGTTTTATTTGTATAGTAATCAAATGTAGCATCCTGCATTAGAAATTTACTATTAATCTGATTGAACTCATTAAGAAAATCAGACCCACAATTAGTATCTTCAATAGTACCTGCATCACTTGTTACTCTTATATCAAATGCACTATAAAGTTCTGAATTTCCTTGCTCATCATAAGTACTTCCTATTTCTACATACATAGGAAAACAGAATGGAGTAGTAGTTAGCGTGTCTATTGGTGTCTGCTCTGCAAATACGTTACCTCTAAACACTCTACCAACCTCTCTATGGAATGATAATACAGAAGCAGCAGTCAAGGCTTGTAAAGCATTAAAATCACTTTCTGTATGTGATTCCCAATTCCTAGTCCATAATTGGTTAGACATAATAAAATCATTAATCCCATCATTATAGATAGTCGTTAAACAATCATCAAATAGAACTGCTGAAAACTCATCATACCTACCAGTGTGATACTTACTATCAATCACTTTGGTATTTAATTGATATGTTGGCTTTGTTTGTGACTGATTATATATTTGAGTAGAAGTATAAACATACTTATTTACTAATGTTAAAAAGAATGGAACTACATTAATATTTACGTTTGTTACTAACACTTCGGGTGTTTCCCCTGCATCTGTTCTTATCCCTCTTACCTTAAAATTAAATAAATTTAACTTCTCAAACCACTCATAATAGTATTTACTTACTGCATTGAAATTACCCCAATCCCCTATTTTACTAGGATATGCAGGTATTCTAACTGGGTCGTTTCTTGTTAAATCTGATGAAGTATTAGTAGCCCAATCCCCATTTTCATCAAAAGTTACATAATCTCCACTGCCTGGTCTAAAAGAATAAAAACTAACATTAAACCCATCATCTATATTACCTTCTGTAAATTTATAATCAAAATTTATTACAATAGAACTAAACAAAGCAAATGTGAAATCTCTTATTGCATAATATGTAAAATCAACATAAGTATCTACATATTTAGTACCATTCACTGGGTTTGTTTTATCTTCTCTTTCTTGTAATCTTAATGCTCTTGGTGAGTAATCTAAACCTACACTAGTCGCAATACTTGCTGCATACCCTGAAACTGCATCCCAATAATCAAAATCAGTACTCGTTATTGTATCTTTAAAGAAACTATAATTTTGTACTAAATTCTTTTTAATGTAAGGGTATTTTAACTGAACGGTATCTAACCTTTGTCTTAATGTTACTATTTGGTTTGTATCACTCCATATAGCATCTTCGCCTAAATTAATAGTACCTGAAATATTATAATTACCAGTGCTTATTTCAGCACCTAAATAGTCATATAATCTATAAGCAACCTCATTATTAGTGCTTGTCGCTACTTCGTTAATACTTAATATAGTCCACGTTGCATCCCTATTGTCTTGGTATAAGATACAACCTAATGAAGTAAGTAAATCTCCTATAAGTTTTTGTATATCGTAAGGTGTTTTTTTACCCCAATCTATTGCAGAATACTCACTTAAAAATATACTAGCTTCATTTTTAGGGTCTGCATTATTATAGAAGTTTAAAGCGAACTTTGTATTAAGTTCTAAACCTATGTAATTAAGCCCTCTTATTATAAAATCCTTAATACTAATATTGTTTATTAAGTCAGCACTCTTATACATCATATATTTTGATGGGTCGCTATACTTAAACTCTTTCAATATACCTATATTATCCGATGCTATAAGCCTTAATTGGTAAATATCTTGCCAATCATACTGAATATCATCATTTAAAATAAACCCTTTCCATAGTTCAGTTTCAGTTGCATCTGTTTCATTGATTAACTTTAATACTACCTTAAAAGTGTCATTATTAACATCAATAAAAAACTCACTAGGGCTAACTAATGAACTTTGGTTTTGTAATATGTTTATCTCTGCACTTGATGACCTAAAAGGCTCAAATATGTAATCAGATTTAGTATAGTATCGTAGTGTAAATGGTGCAGTAGTCGCTTGTAATGTAATCACATCATAAGTAACTGGATTAACCTCGTTTTTATAAAACTCTAAACGATAGTAAATAGTATCAGCAGATGGATGTTGTAATTTATAGTTGGCATATTTCAAACCAACCCATTCCATTTTGTATTTATAGTTATAAGTCATTATACTAATCTATCTAAACGACCTGAATAATTTTGTAGCACTCCATAGAGTTTATCTCCTCTGATTTCAAACTCTACCGAACCACCTTGATTATTATTGGTTACTCCACTATTTACCCTTTGTCCTGAAACACCTCCGTTACCACCTAGTAAACCACCAGTTAAATTATTTAGGATATTGCCGAACAATGTAGTCCCTTTACCTAAAGAACTCGCTGCTACTCCAAAGCCTCCTAGTATTGCTGAAAGAATAGAAGCGACTGCAACGGCTGCTAATAGCTTTTTAACCATATTTAAAATCGCAGTACCTAACTCTTGGAAAAAGTTAGTACCATTTGTCATCGCTGCATCAAAAGCAGAAGTTAAACCTACGCTTAATGTAGATACTAATGCTTGTGCTTGTTCGTTTGCTGCCTCTATCTCTTTGTCTATTGGCATCCCTCCACCACTTATGTCATCTCTTTTGGTGTTTAGAAACTTTTGGAATGCTGCT